AAGCAATGCTCCTCCTATATTTCCCAGATTAAACCCACCAAACTTTGGCATTGCACATTCTCAACTGTTGCTTTTTGATATTTATCACAGCCTGAAACAGGTATTCTGTTTAAATTTGGTTAGAGTAGTCTACCTTTGATCCAGTCAACACCAGGACAAATTTCAGCAAGCTTATTTTCTGAACCATTATTCCACCAATGTTTACCCTTGGTGTTGCTTGGTTTACCTCGCTTTGCCACACTGCGTTTCATCATAGTGGTCATATTTGGTAACACACCTTCAACCCATTCCGGACCAGGGTGTTCCTTGCGCATAATAGTGTAATCTCCATTATTGTACGCTTTCTTGCCATTGTTGGCGTGGCTTATTTTGGCTCTCTTAGCTTGTGATGGGGAGGTTTTAGTGGTCCAAGACAATCTTCCAGGCTTCCATGCATCACCAGGACATTGTTGACGCATGACTGATTGTTCACCATTGTTCCACCATAATTTATTTAGATTGTAACTGTTACCATAAGTTATGGAATTCATGCGACAAAGATTACCAAATCCTTTAGTCCATTCTTCTCCAGGATCCGAATCAAAATATTTGATCTTGTTATCTTTATTATGATAGGCTACAAAATTTGTATGACCACCTCCGCCTAAACACCAATCAACTCCTGGAGATGTGTTTGAATATCGTCGTTTGCGTGTGATAGAGTGTGTCCACACCTTTAACCCTGCAGGTATAGATATTCCTCTGCCTTCTCTGTAATTCACAAAATTCAAATTCAAACATAATGGATCATCAATATGTTCTTTGATCAACGTTTGCTCATACCAAAATGTTTCATTCTTATCGTCAAATATTTGAACGATAGTTGCTTCAAATTGATTCTTATCATAAACACGAAGTAGATCTTTGATTAGCAGAGAACTAGTAAAATACTTCTTCCACAAATCATCTTCGGGTTGAATTCCGTTTGATGAATGACTGTATCGTGATCCAAAATAATATTGTTCTGTTGGTTTACAGACAATTTTATAGACATAGAATGGTATTGTGTTTAAATATGACATGCTGAATGCTCCTTAATAGCGTTTAGAGTGGATGGGAAGGCCAATTCCGTGATCCACACTTTATTTATGTCAAGTAAATAGGAATATGAGATTAATTGAACTTCATCACAACCCTATTCTCGCCGAAGGCGGCAATGTTTTTAAATCCCCAGATGGCACGATTCAAACCAAGAGAATCGAACTCAAAGATATCAAGCCTACTTTACAACATTTAGAAAAGATTACAAAACTACCACTGGTGAATAACACGCTAGGAAGTGTTGGTAAAAAAGAATCAAGTGGCGATATAGACGTGGCAGTTGATCCTTTGTTTATGACCAAGGATCAACTCGTTCAAAATTTGAAAAAATATGTGGAATCTATAAACGGGGGTGATCCATCACAATGGGTGAAAAAGAGTGGAATCAGTGTACACTTTAAAATGCCTATTCGAAATGATCCCAGTCTGGGGTTTGTACAAGTTGACTTTATGTTCCATGGTGGTGGACCTGCAGAAGAACAGTGGTTGAAATTTGGCATGTTCAGTGCAGGAGACAGCAGTGAATACACCGGTGCTGACAGGAATCTGCTCATGAGCAGTGTAGCCAAGGCACTGGGTATGAAATACAGTTGGCAAAAAGGTTTGATTCGCAGAGAAGATGAGACACCCATAAGCAAAGATGCCAATGTGATTGCCAAGAAAATGTTTGGGCCCAGATACAATCAGGATGTATTCTTGAGTGTGGAAACACTACAGGATGCCATTCACAAAACTCCCCAACTGGTGAAAGCTTTTCAAAAGTTGGTCAAGGATTTGGCACAAGATGTCAATCCCGATGGCACTCCACGCAAGCCTGGAGATATTAGAAAGAATCAGGAAGAAGTTGCCAGAATAACCAGGCTAACAGGTATCAAATAATTCTTGCAGTCAAGGCCTGGAATATTACATCAGGTCTTTCTCACCACGCCCCAATTGGGATCCAAGGGCTCCACTTCCACCATCTCATACAACAAATCAAATGGTGGCAGTTGATCAGGCAGCTTGGGGCTGTTCCAACCATACACAACTGACGTATGCGGAATGAACGTGGGGTAGCTATGAGACGCGCCGCATTCCAGCATGCGTTTGTGCATTTGTTCTGCCAGTGGACAATGCAAATCCAACACCAGTGCACTTTCACCCAAGATTTTCCAGCCCTTGACTTGTGCTGGGATATGTGTGGCAGTGGCATGCAAATCAGCCAATTGTGGCGCAGGAGTGGTGCTGAATACCAGTGTCATGTGGAAATCATAGGGGTCCAAACTATTGATGTTTTGATCCTGACACCATTCATACAACTGCTGTGCACTTTCCTGGGCCAATCTCAGTTTGACAACTGTGCCTTTGCTGTGATCCGGATCAGCGTGTTCCTCTAATTTTTTCATGGGTTTGGCTTTGGGTGCGTTCATGTGTGATTTTACACTATCAAACATGCTTCTTGCAAGCTTGCCTGACAATCCTGTGCTGGCCTGAAAAGCGCCCAAGTCATCTTGAGCAACTGCCTCTCTGGCCTTGGTGCCGCTGATACCAGTCAAACCCTCAGCATCTGGATCTCTTTCACCGGCGCTGGCAAAGGATATCTTGATGGGCTCTCTCACCTCTAGATTGCCATCAATTTCCAGGGGGGCTTTTTCTCTGATTGCTGCACTGTTCCAGGTATTCAAATGTTTTTCAAACTCTGGCAATCTATCACTTCCAGCCACAAAGGTCATGTTTCTATAGCCTTGTTTGTAAAGCCAATCAGCTGCCTGCAAAAATGTCCTAATTTCATCAGGCACTTGAAAATGCTCACTGTGTTTGGGCATGATCTGTTGCGCAAAATGTTTCTTGGCTTCATAGGGCAAGGGATTTTTTTTGGGGTCTTGGCTGTGACTGAGGAAAATCCAATAATCACCGCCCTTGGCGTTTTTGGCCACAGTGTCCACCAACTGTTGATGCCCCAGAGTTGGTGGATTGGCCCTCCCGAACGTCCAGGCCACATGTTTGGTTTTAATGGGTTGTGTGACTTCTTGTAGTTTGTCTTTTTTCATAAATTCAGCGCGGTTTACCAATTTGATAATACCCTGATCTGTCACACTCACAAATCCTTCATGGCCTGGCTTGTCATCCAGGTGAGCACTTACCAAGTTGCCCACTTGTGCATCCATTTGGCTTTTGAGATCCAATTTTAAATCAGTTAGGAGTTTTACAATCATCCACACAGCATTGTAGCCATCCAAATTTTCTCTAATCCAGTCCGTGACAGCTCCCTGCATCTTGGCACTGGCTTTGCTGGCTGGACTCAACAGCCATTCCACAAACTCTTGTGATGCCTGGCTGAAATCGTCATCACCCTGGCCTGCTTTGTAGGCCAAAAAGCTCTTGAGCAAGCCAGGAAAGGCCTTGATATTTTTATCAGCCAATGCCAAACTATTAAACAGTTGATCAATAGCTGATCCCCTCTGTGACAGAACTTTTTTCAATCTGCTTTCCAGAGCCTCGTTCAATCTGAGCTTTTGGCTGAATTCTATTTCATGAGGAACAACCACCAGTTTGCCAGGAACTTTCCAGCCCAAACTAGCAACATCTCTCAGAGCTTCTGGTTCCTGATCTTGTTGACTGTGGAAAACACTGTGAACAACCATGCCCACACGGCTTTTGGCAATTTGTTGTCCCAGTTCACTGTTCACAGGAATACGATACACAATTTTGTTGGGTTTGAACTCATACATGCCGTCTTTGATGGGAGGCACGCCCACCCACAACAGATCTCCCTGAGCATATCCTTCAAAACTCTGTGGAACAGCAGCCTTGAGTATGGGATACAAGCTGGCTATGGTTTTGGCATATTTGCTGCGTCTAGCCACTGCCTCTTCACTGGTGTCCTTTTGTTTGCGACCCATGAGCATGTTTTCCAGGGATTTGGCACTGGTGGCCATGCCATCGTAGCCTTTGGCACCAAACCCAGCTTTGTCTGTGAGCACAAATTCATCGCCTCTCCAGCCAGATATTAGAGCAGGGCTTCCATCAAATTTAATTGATACACTCTGTGGCTGTTGAGCGGTGGTTTGTAAAATTTGCAGTGCAGTTTTGGCACCACGCAATCCATAATCAAACAGGAGATCTTCAGGATGCTCTATGCGAGCTTTGGCTTCCAATAGTGTGAGGGGAGCAAAAAGTTGAGACAGTAACATGCGAGTTCCTATAAATTCTCTTACAGATGAACACTTATTTACTGTGTCAAATGTGCCAATTGACAACCAAAAAATTGGTCAGCACAATTGATTGAAACCATTATCCATTTGTAAAGACACGCATGACAACAATTGTTCCCAAAATCAAATATCTCACCAACAAAGACTTGTTGGCTGCCATACATGAAAGCAAACTGACATTTTGTAGTTTTGTAGATAATAGATACAAAAACTATGATATTATAGCACACAGTCTAGCCAATGTAACTGCTGATGTTTTGGAAGCAGCCAGGCAAAAGAAGTTGCAGGACATGCAAACAGATGAAAAGAAAGAGAACAAGAGCAAAAATTTTGAAAGCAAGCTCACACTGGATGATGTTCCCCTGAATGAAATTGTTGTGAGGCTGATGACTTTTGAACATGTGCCCATTAACCCAGCCAAGGAGGGCAAGGCCAAAACCATAGCAGAAAGGCACATCAGATGCCAGTTTCCACCCTTTCAACATTGGATTTGGGACAATCAGGAGTGGAAATGTGTGGGCAAAAGCCACTGGAAGGGTGGCATGGAAAATGGAGAATTCAGTTTGACACATGGAAGAGTCACCAACAGATTGGGCAGCATGTGGATGAAATTGGTGGAACGCTATGGTCACAGGGGCAATTGGAGAGGCTACACTTATCTGGATGAGATGAGAGCCCAGGCTCTTTTGCAGTTAAGTCAAGTGGGACTGCAATTTGATGAATGCAAGAGCAGCAATCCTTTTGCATATTATACACAATGCGTTTCAACCAGTTTCCTCAAGATTCTCACTACCGAAAAGAAAAGTCAAATGATCAGAGATGATTTGTTGATCATGCACAACAGCACACCTAGTCATACAAGGCAGGTGGAAGACCAGATGGCTCAGCGAACAGCCATTGATGGTCCTGTTCCAACTGCGTCAACAATCCTAGCTCCCACTGGTGCCCTACTATAGTCACCAGTATTTGATCCAAACACTGTTTCCTGCATCAAAAAACCTGTGATAGCCCATATTTTGGGCTATCTCTTTCTCTGAGTTGCCAGGCGCCTTTCCAATTATCTTGTGTTTTTGGAATTTGATTCGGCTGTGTATTTCCTTGAGCCCTCGGAAATACCAATAATTGGGTTTGCTGATATGATCCAATACAAATCCAGTCACAGCATAGGCATTTCCCATACCCCAATTCAAATTAGCATATGTGAGCAAGGACTTGAATCCTATTGTTTTTTGTGCATGTGCCAACAGCCTGCTCAATCCACCTTGCACCTGATGACCACCCACAGTTGCATATCTCAACAATTCCCATTCTGCCTTTTTGTTGTATCTCACAGGCACAAAACTAGCAGCAGCAATCAATTGATTATTACAAAACAGCCCATATATGTGTTTGCTGTTTTGATGTCCCTGCAAATGATGTGTATTGAAAAACTCACGTGCAATCATATGATCTATGGGCTGAATTTGGCATTTTCTCGCAGCTATTTTTTTATTGTGAAAATTGATCACATGCGCCAACCTATCCATGACAATTTGTGGTTTATACATCAATTCATGCTCCCATATTTGGATCAATTTGATGCCCTTTTTGTGAGCAGCTGAAAACTTCTGTTGATGATAATTTCTGCTGGGAACTGCATCTTCTCTATGATACCATGTGCCATTGAATTCTATACCAATTTTGTGGTCCGGAAGCCAAAAATCCAATTCCAGTGGGCTTATTTGTTCTCTATCCCATTGAACAAATTTTTGATTATTCTCCACAAGCCATTTTTTGATTGCAGTCTCACCCCAGGTTTCTCTAGCTGGATGACAAATTATGCATCTGGGATCTTCATGAGGTCGTTTTGTTTGTGACCATATATTATCACATTCAACACATTTCCATTCCAATTGTGTGGCAAAATCTGCTTGCATATAAGTCGTTTGATCAAACATGGGAATCACTTGTGGATAGTTGACGGCCAACAAGTCATAGCCCTGTTGCCGTCTCATTGTTCTCAATTGCTCTCTTATTTCTGGGTGTTGAGCAGGCTTATCTACTCCAAACAGTTCTTGGAATACCATTTGTGTTTTGGCAAAAATTTCTGGATTTTGTTGAGGCCAAGCCGTGCCATGAT